TTTCATGGTGCAACCGAATCTTATACAGAGGAAGAATTAAATTTTGTATCACTATTTTGTCAATTAGGTAAATTAGGAGATTGGAATAATGAATATTTTACCAAAAATGATTCTGATTGGCATGTTAAAAATTTAGGTATGGTATATAAATTTAATGAACACGTACCTGCTATGAAAGTTTATGATCGTACTATCTATCTTCTTCAAGATGCTGGTATTAAAATCTCGCATAATGAATATTTAGCTATTCGTAATCAAGAAGGATTATTTGATGATAGTAATAAATTCTATTTTTATAGTGGTCAAAAAGAAACTAAATTTAGAACTCATTTACCCTTACTAATCCACCAAGCAATCCAAACTGCTCAAGAGATTGAATTCCAAATGTGGAATTCTAAACATTCGGTCATACAACAACCGTCTAAACCCGCTAATGCTTCCAAAGCTGATAAAACTATAAGGAAAGCTAAAGCGATAAACGTAGAAAATAATCCTAATTTCAACGAAAAAACTAAATCAATTATTGATTCATTCTTTACAGATTAAATGGAAATTATAATTGGAATATTATCAGCCCTATTAATAGCTGCAGGTATAGCTATAAGAAATCTTATTAGAAAAAACGAAATACTAGAAGATTTTATTGCTGCCCAAAGTGAAGCTATAGATAACTGCAATCGTAGATTAAAACAAATCGATGATAAAGGTTTTTTTATAGCGGATGATGAAATAGGTTGGTTTTTCACCGAAGTTAAGAAGATTCAGGAGGCATTAAATGAATTTCGCCTTCGCTAATCTAAATGGCGAAAAAAAGAGGACGCAAAAGTAAAAGACAATATTTTACAGAAGATACAGAATTAGCTATAATTGAATATTTAGCTAGTGAGGATCAGGTTTTAAGAAATAAAATTTATAATGAACGAATTCATCATTCATTCTATAAATTAGCAGAAAATCTTATACATACCTTTAAATTTTATTACACAGAAGTAGATGACCTTGAGGATTTAAAACATGAGGTTATTTGCTTTTTACTTGAAAAACTTCACTACTTTAAGGTAGGTAAAGGTAAGGCATTTTCATATTTTAGTATAGTAGGTAAAAACTACTTAATTCTTTATAATAATAAAAATTATGCTAAAAAGAAGATTAAAGCAGATTTAGTTGAAGTAGATACTGATGATAATATATTAAATGAATTTGATAGAAAAAAAATTCGAGAAGAAAAAAAAGAATTTTTAGATTTATATATCCATTATATGGATCAAATCCTTACTAAAACATTTAAAAAACAAGAAGAAATACAGGTTGCAGATGCTGTATTAACCGTATTTAAGAAAAGAGAATCTTTAGAGATTTTTAATAAAAAGGCAATTTATATCTATATTAGAGAAATAACTGGTTTAGAAACCCCTATTATTACTAAAGTAATAAAAATAATGAAAAAGATATATAGGGATTGTTATTCTGAATATTTAGAAACTGGATATATTTATAAACATGAGTAATCCACTTGACACAATTATTTTCGAAGGAAAGACATCATCAGATGTATTTAAAGAAATTTATAGTAATAGTAAAAAAAAGGATAAACAAATTAATTCTTTAATTGCTGAATTAAAACCTTTAATACAAAATATAGGTGATGCACCAGTTGTAGTACCCCTTATAAAAGAATATTTAGAGGTAAGTGTAAAAAACGATGAACACTTAATTAAAATGATGGCTGTTATCCAAAGGTTACAGAATAATAATTCTTCAAATGGAAGTGATTCATTATTAACTGATGAAGAACTAAAACAATTACAACAAATTGCTGAAGAAGTAGCACAGGATGAGTTTAAGAAACAAAAGAAATAATAATAAAGGAAGTAGTAATGTAGTTAATAATCCCTCTCCTTTCTTTTTTGGGAGAGTTGCGGATTCAATTTTAACTAGTGATCACCCTGAATATAAAGGAGAAGATTCAATAGGTGTAATCTTTTTTAGTAAAACAAAAAATGATAATATTACTGCGGATAGTTCTACTGCTTTAGATGTAGCATTACCAGCATTTCCTTTTATAAGTAGTGTTCCCTTAAAATCCGAGATAGTACAAATTTTTCCTGGCCCTTCTAGTAAAATATATAGAAAATTAAAAGGTGAAAGATCAAATAAAGCCTATTATTATTATCCTGCTTTAAATGTCCATAATAATGCAGAACATAATGCTTTACCCTCGGATAGAAGTACTAATAGACCAAAAAATAATAGTGAAGAAGCGGCTTTAGGAATACAACAAAATAATACCGTAGTTACTAAGACTACTGGAACAGTTAATTTAGCTAACGTTCAAGTAATAGATAAATCTGAAACTAATAATGGAGATGGTACTTTTACAGTATCAATAACCCTAGAATTTGATGGCGTACAAGTAACCGGAATAGGGACTAGTCCAAGGTCAAGTATAGCAGAAACTAAAGCAAGAATAAATGCTGAAAAACAATTTATCCCAGAAGAAAATAAAACAACTACTGTAAGCACATCCCAAACTAGTAATAGTAATGAAGAAGACTATACCGATTTAGGTGATTTTAAAGATAAAGGTTTAAAAAAGAAACAAAAATTTTCTGGGGATGTTATGATTGAAGGAAGATTTGGACAGTCTCTTCGTTTTGGGTCTTCAAACCCAAGAGGTAGAAATAATTGGTCAGATAATGAAAGTGAAGGAGAACCTATTGTAATATTAGGAAATGGTTCAGCCGAAGAAACAGAAGGTGATGCTTCATTAGAAGATATAAATAATATGCATTCTTCTATGTGGATGTTAAGTGGTCAAAACGTTTCGAACCTATCTGTTTCAAGTGATAATTTACAAACCTTAGATATAGAGTTTGAAGAACCTACTGAAGAACAGGTATTAATAGTTGATACACCTACTCCTATAACTGTAGTACAACCTCCTATAATTGAATTAGATGAAGAAATTGTAATTGCTGATGATGGAGCACTTTCAGAACCCCCTAATGTAGTTGAAGAAGCTGTTTTTGATCCTCCATTAGTTGATCAAAACAAAGACGGAATTTTTGCCCTAATAGACGAAGCCGTAGAAGAGGGATCAGTAACCGAATTAACATCTGAAATATTTTATATAGCTGCTTGTGAACCTGCAGAAGAAGATAATACAAATCCTAGTTACACTAATACGGGTAATACTAATAGTTTTCCTGTAGGATCAAGAGAAAATCCACATCCAAGATTTTCTACTAAGACAGAATATGTAGGTTTAAAAGATAGATGGAATTCTGGAGAAACAGTAATAGCTTATAATTACAAAGGAAATAGCTTACAAATAAAACAACCTACTAAAGTAACCCCAAGTCCTAATGTATCTCCTAATAAAACTATTAAATATTTATGGATCCATACTACGGCACAATATGATTCAGCGAACCCAGTTGATATAATACAAACCCATTTTTTACCAGGCAATGATCCCGACCCAGATAACCGAAAACTCCCATGGAATACAGGGGGTTATAATATTACCATTCCACGACATTTTGGTCCCGATTTAGCTGTTAGATTTTATAATGATGGTGTTGTTACTAATGGTGCTGGAGGCCCCTTAAGTATTGCTGATTTACAACTTAGACCTTTATATGAAATATCTAAAAAAACTAATAGAAATGCTGTTAATATTAGTTGGATTGGTGGTACTACAAAGAAAATAGATATTCAAAAAAATCAAGCATATACTTTAAGAAAATTAATAGAACGTTATGTAAAAAAATATCCAAATATTTTAATAGGTGGTCACAATCAAATGGGCAGATTACCCAAAATAGATAAAGACACTGGTGAAAGTATACCTAAGGATACAGCCTGTCCTGTATTTTTTGTACCAAAATATCTTGAACTTTTAGTTAAAGATGGAATTGTAAAGGAAAAAAATATATATAGGGGTGGTATTTTTGGTAAAAAAGAAGGATCAGCACCTAATGGTATAAAAGGAGGTATAGATTACTTACAAAATGCCCAAATAGTATATAATTTAGGAAAAGGAAAATAAAAATAATGGCCAAAAAATTTAAACCAATATCACCTAACTTATATGTAGGTAAACAAATGATAACAAATAGTCAGGGAAGGATTCTGTTAAATGCGGGAGATGATAGTTTATTTTTTGCTAATAATGGGTTTTCTTTTTCTACAAATGGAGAAATCCATTTTAACACTTCTCAAGCTGAGAATAGTAAATTTATAGTTGAATCCCCCAGAATACAATTAGGTATTGATTCACCTAGTAGTACTGTTGATAATGCTGCTGTAAAATCTAATGAATTAATTAGTAAATTAAAAGAAATATTAGCTATTTTAGAACAAATGTATAATATAGACTTATTATTATTACAACCAATAGCCCCAATAGCGGGTCCGTGTGCCCCAGATGCTACGTTCCCTACTAAAGTTCAAGCTACAAAAACTAGAATTACAAATTTAAAAAACAGCTTAGACGAGATAAAAAGCACTAAAGTATTTTTAACATGATACAAGACGCATTTAATAGTATAATTTCATCTAATACACTTGCTGTAGAAGAAATAAAAAATAAAGTAAAAAATAGTGCTTCTTCTAAGTTAAAAGAAGAAATTTTACAAAAATTATCTGATCCTGAAACTATTAAACAACAATTAGGAGGATTACCAGTTACACAGGAACAATTAGATCTAGTTGATAAAAAATATATAAGATTAAAATCTGAAACTGAAAATTTACAAAATAAAAGTTTACAAAAAAGTAATGAAATTCAAGCAATAATAGATAAAATTTCAAAAGTAAACGAACGCTTTGATAGATTAACTGGTTTTACAGATGAAGCTCGTAAATTTCTTCCAACATTAAAAAAAATAATAACTGGTGCTAGGATAGCTTTAAATGCTTTACCTATAAATACTCCGTTAGGTACACCAATACCAGGATCAGGTGGAGGCACTATTATTGGTACTGATGATAAATTAAAAGGAGCAAAATCTAAAATAGAACAATTTGAAGCTTTAACAGAAGTATTAGATGGTATAAAAAAACATATTACTGATCAAACAGATCCTATTGAAGAATCTTGTAATGAAGCTATAAGTATAATTAATAATATTAACTCACAAATAAATATTCAAAAGTTAATTATAGATCAAATATATTTACAAATCATAGGTGAATTTAGTGGTCTTATTGATAGTGATACCCTTACACAAGAAACTATTCCCCAGAGTGAAAACCCAGAAGAAATATTAAATAATTTAGAAAATTCAAATAGAGAAAAATATATTCAATATTTAAAAAACATTTCTACGGGAGATAATAATATTGAAATATTAGAAACTGGGTACAAAATAACTAAAAGTTAATATATTTATTAAAAAATAAAATTATGAAATTAAGTGCATTTGAAAAAATTATAAGACAAGTTGTAAGAGAAGAAATAGACTATGCTCTTAAACGAGAATTAAATTCTTTAAAAGAGGAAATCAAATCAGATAAAAATTTCCAAATCACAGAACAAACTAATTCTAAAAGTAAAGAAGAATTTAGGCAAAATATAAAACAACAAATGCCTTCTTTTAATACTGGAAATAATACCTTAGATTCTTTACTTAGCGAAACCGCTAATACACCATCTCCAGAAGATACCTTTAGTGCTAATGATCCGGTGAATAAATTTATAAATAAAGACTATGGACCACTAATGGAGGCAATGAATAAAAATAAGAATTTTAGACCCTAATGGCTATAAGATTTAAACAAAGGGAATTAATTGAAATAGATCCAATAGATTTAGAACCTAAAAAGGCTTTAGGTGTAAAAATACCTTTTAGATCTACGGGAAGTCCTTTTGAATTAAATTACACTACTAAAGACCAAGTAAAAAGTAATTTATTAAACCTATTACTAACTAATCCAGGCGAAAGGTTTAATGAACCATTATTTGGTGTAGGTATTAGCCAACAGTTATTTAAACAAAACATAAGCGAAGAAGATTTACAAAGCACTATTACTACCCAAACTGAATTATTTGTTCCTGAGGTTTCTGTTGAAAATATAGAAATAATAAAGGAAAATCAGTTTGTAGATATTAAAATCATATACAAACTTAAAGCAAATAATGCAATGGATGCAGTAACATTAACAATTAACTACTAATGTCATATTCTAAAGTAAATAGCGAAACTAAAACAGTAAATTACCTAAATAGGGATTATGCACAACTAAAACAGCAATTAATAGATTTTGCAAAAATCTATTATCCTAATACAGCTAATGACTTTTCTGAAGGAAGTCCCGGTATGATGTTTATTGAGATGGCTGCATACGTGGGTGATGTTTTATCATTCTATACGGATACTCAACTTCAAGAAACCCTATTATCTTATGCCCAAGAAAGAGACAATTTATTTGATTTAGCTTATACTTTAGGTTATAAACCACAAGTTACTAATGCTTCTTCGGTTAAATTAGATATCTCACAAACAGTACCCGCAGCCTCTGATGGACCAGATTTTACTAGAACTCTTACCCTTAAAGAAGGATCTACCTTTTTTCCCCAAAGTAATACTCAATTAGGATTTATAACACAAGAAGATGTTGATTTTTCTTTTTCTTCATCCTTTGACCCTACTGATATTTCAATCTTTAGCATTAATACGGTTACTAATCAACCTCAGAAATATCTTTTAAAAAAAAGTGTTACCGCAATAAGTGCTAAAACTGAGGTTAAAAATTTTACAATAGGCCCGCCAGAAAGATTCTTAACTCTAAATATATCTGATACAGATATTATTGGAATTGATTCTATAGTTGATAGTAATGGTAATAGATATACTGAAGTACCTTATTTAGCCCAAGAAACTGTATTTGAAGAAGTATCTAACATATATTCTAATGACCCAAGTTTATCAAAATATAATGATACAGTTCCTTTTTTACTAAGAACTAAAAAAGTTCCTAAAAGATTTATAAGTAGATTTAAATCAAATAATACTTTAGAAATCCAATTTGGTTCAGGAATATCTAGTAATTCTGATGAAGAAATAATCCCTAACCCAGATAATATAGGATTAGGTATTAATGATGGCAGAAGTCAATTAGATGTAGCTTATGATCCCTCTAATTTTTTATATACTAAGGCTTATGGTGAAGTCCCTAGTAATACTACTTTAACTGTTACCTATCTAAAAGGAGGGGGTATAGCATCTAATGTGAATAGTAACACAATTACTAGAAAAGGAGTATTACAAACCCAAGCAAACACCGGGGGAGTCAATATATCAGATCAAATTACTTCTTTAGCTGTTACTAATCCAGAACCTGCTCGAGGTGGTGGGCCTGGAGATACAAATAATGATATTAGATTAAATGCAGCAGCTAATTTTAATGCTCAACAAAGAGCAGTAACAAAAGATGACTATATATTTAGAGCATTAGTTATGCCCCCAAAATTTGGTAAAGTGGCAAAAGCTTATATAGGTAAGGATGATCAAATCTCATCAGAAACTAGTAAAAGAATACAAAACCCAAATGCATTAAATCTATTTGTAGTAGGATATAATAATAACAAGCAAATAGTAGATTTAAATTTAGCCGCAAAAGAAAATTTAGCTACTTATTTAGAGCAGTTTAGAATGTTAACTGATTCAATAAACATAAAAAATGCTTTTGTTATAAATCTTGGTTTAGATTTTGAAATAAATACTTTTAGAAATTATAATAATAATATAGTTGTAAATGAATGTATTAGTAGATTAAAAGATTTCTTTAATATAGATAGGTGGCAAATAAATCAACCTATTATAATAAGTGAAGTTTATAACGTATTAAATTTAGTTGAAGGAGTTAGTTCTGTTGAATCAGTAGTATTTAATAATAAATTTGGGGAAATTTTAAATTACTCAAAATACAAATATGATTTGGAGCAAGCAACTATTAATGGTGTTATATACCCTTCTTTAGACCCTTCTATTTTTGAAATAAAATTCCCTGATTCAGATATAAGAGGACGAGTTAAAACTATTTAATCATGGCACATTATTTTTTATTTCCCGAAAAGGATGCAACAATATATTCTCATCCACTAAGAAATCAACTAAACAGTAGTATAGATGAAGTTTTAACTATAGAAGATGCACAACATATAAGTTCTGCAAGTAGATATCCTTCTAGAATCTTAATTCAGTTTAATACAGATGAAATAGTATCTTTAATAGATGGTAAAGTAACATCTCCTTTTTCAGCTAGTTTAAACCTGTATGCTACAGAACATACTAATTTAGCTTTAGACCAACATTTTGAGGTTTATCCCTTAGCAGAGAGTTATAATAATGGAACAGGTAGGTTTGGTAATAGACCACAAACAAGTGATGGTGTATCTTGGAAGTTTAGAGATAATAGTACTCTTCAAACCTCATGGACTTTATCATCTTTTGGAACAGGAATTACAGGAAGTTATTCATCTTCAGATGCTGGAGGTGGTTCCTGGTTTACTGGAAGTGGTTTTGAAGTAACAAGATCTTATGGTTATAATGAAGAATTAGATTTATCTTTTAATGTAACTTCTCCTATTACTAAATTTTATAGTGCTAGTAAATTTGGATCTACCTACCCCAACGGTATATCTAATAATGGATTTTTATTAAAAAGAAGCCAATCACAAGAATTCAATGGAACTGAAGATGGGACTTTAAATTTCTTTTCTTTAGATACACACACTATATACCCTCCTTACTTAAACATTTCTTGGGATGATTCAGTATATGATACGGGTTCTGCTACAGACGATAAAATAAAAAAGACAGGAGAGTGTTATGTTACTTTAAGAAATAATAAAGCTGAATACAAGAAAGTTGAAGAAAAAAAGTTTAGATTAAATATTAGATCATTATACCCCACAAGAAAATTCGTAACGTCATCTAATTTCTTAGATGTAAATTATTTTACTAGTAAATCTTTTTATTCACTTGAAGATTATGCTACAGAAGAAGTAATTATTCCTTTCAGCAGCCATAGTAAATTAAGTGCAGATTCAGAAGGAATGTATTTTAAAATATTTATGAATGGTTTACAAGCAGAAAGATATTATAAACTTTTATTTAAGCACGAAAATGAAGATGGAATAACAGTTTATGATGAAGATTATTACTTTAAAGTAGTTAATTAATATGGCATATACACCTAATAATAATATTTCTATTGAAAGGGACTCACCTACTAGTAGAGATCCCTCTATTCCAGGGGGTAGATCTTCTAGAGGTGTACGAAATTTTAGAAACTTATTAAACCCCAAATTAGAAGCAAATTTAGATGCAGAAGACCAAACTGTTCCTCCTGTAGAGGATATTAATCCTATTCCTAAATCTATTAATACATTACAATTAGAAGAAGCTAATATTATTGAAAATAATGTTATAAAATTAGATAGAGAAATATTT